GCCGCACCGGATACACCAAGGCCCCGAGCCGTAACGCCATTCTGAACGGATTTTAGCCCCTGCCCCAACGTGAACTGATAGCCGGGAAGGTTCTCTAAGTTACTCTGCATGGTGGCGCTATTGCCGCCCACACCAAGTAGTCCGTTCAACGTGTCATAGGCCCCCAGCCCCTTCTGGACGTAAGGGTTCAAAAGCTGCTGATTCTGGTTATAAATCCCAAGCTGGGCGTTGGTCGCGTTGTTTGCCGCGCCGGCCTGTTGGCTTGATCCTATGAGTGAACCCGCCGTTCCAACAGCGGCAGCGCCTAGAATGGCTGTGGGGACAGAGATACTTGGCATTTCTGATTCATTCCTTTGCGGATTTTACCGGCCTGGCGGAGATGCCTTAATTCTCTCCAGCAGGTCTTTTTGAACGCTTCAATCTCGGGTCTATTTTCGTGGTAGTAGCGAATATGCTCCGCCACATTGACTTGCAGATTCCGGTCTTTGAGCTTCAGCCACCAATCGCGGTCGAACTGGAATGGTAGGCAGTGCTCAAAGATGGCCCTGCATCCTTGCTCTGTTCCCAAATCGGCATAATCCAGAACAAGAGCCCCGGGCATTTCCTGGCAAATCTCGTCCAGCATCCGATTGCCGTAGGCCATGACCTTGGAAAGCCGTTCTTTGTCGTAAGTGGCATATCCCTTGAGGTCTATTGCCAACATGCTCTGAACAACTTCGCTTGTGGGCCTTCGGATTACTGCAACAGTCACATCGGGGTTATAGTGATGAAACAGCCGCCAACCCTGCGCCATGGCGGTTTCAACGGTCCCGATCCTTGGCCATGCGAGGATTGTCTGAATATCCTCAATTTGCCGCATGTAAATTGCCTGCTCATGCCAGCAGGACCAGCCGCCATAACTTAGGAAATTGGAAAGCCAGAAGGTACGTGAACGGGGCAAAGCGTAGACAATGAAATTCTGCCTCAAGTCTTGATCCCGAAGATGATCGAGGCATAGGGCGGGACAAAATTCACCGGATCGCCGTTACCTGTGTTGTTTATGGTAATTCCAGTCGTATTAGTCCCGGTCGTGCCCCCGGTCGTTACTGCTCCGGTTGCGCTTCCCGTTGTATTAGTCGAGCTAGCCGCAAAATCGGTATGATTGTGGCCTGGATCTGTGATGGTGTGGGTGTGGGACGGGAGTTGGCTGACGGACAGACTGAAATTCGTGGCGCCTCCGAGAGTGGAGAAGGCGAAGTTTCCGGCCCCGACCAGAAACCTGTTCCGAAGATCGGGGAGATTAAATGTGCTTGATCCATCTCCTGCGCCCCATGTGGTTCCAATGACGGTGAACAATGCCGCATATATCGTGCGATCTACTGCGGCGCCGTTACAGACTAGCCATCCCGTGGGAAGCGTTGCCGCGGCGAACGCCATGAGCATTCCGGTGGGGCTGACCGATGAGCCCTGCGCCGCTCCCGTCCTTCTCCACAAGGCAATGAGCAACTGATACCAGGGCTGCGTGATTTGTAAGTTCTCAGGCGAAGCTATCGGAGCCGTGATCTGCGGGAAGCCCTGTAGCGAGCCGGAACTGCTCAAGAAGCGCACCGTATGGCGTCAAGATAGACGCCCTGGAGCGAGGTCTTGACGGGTGCGGACCATGACAGCTCATAAACCCGATCGCGCGCCAGCCCGAGCCTGTTCCACTGCAGGGACGTATTATAATGCCCAGTATTACCCAAGCTCTGCACTATTGCATCGCCGTAGGACCGCCCCGCCGTATCCGAAAATCGCAACGATACGGCACAGGTATCAGCCGTGGTATTCACCATCTCATCGCCTACTTCCATCGCGGCAATAAGATTGCGGTGGATCATGCGGTCATTCTCGGCCACGACATGGGGGAAGGATCGGATGCGGGCTATCGGCTGGCCGTTATCGAGATATGTGTCCAGATCCAGGCTGTAGAGATTGCCGTTCTGGTAATCGCCCACGATGATCTGATTGTTGAACACGCACGCGCAGTTGGCCCTCCACCGATGGAGATTGCCGTTCGTGTCCATCCATGCCCGTTTGTGCCAATGGCCTTCCTTCAGGTCATAGACCCACGTCACATCCTGAGAGGGGAAAACCAGCACATAGAACACATGCCCCTGCTGCTGATAAATAAATCCGAGGGCATCATTCTTGACCGGGTAGGACATGATTTCGTTGTCGATGGCCTCGGTCGAAATCTTCCTGACCCGGTATTGCGCGCCCTCGAATACAACCGAGTTTCCGCTGGTATCCTGGCCCAGCCAGTAAAGCACCAGATCATACTTGGCGATGGAGCCGACCGAGGAACAGCCATGTTCCACGAATGCCCCCGGCATCGCCTGGAAAGCAAAATCAGCCGCGCCGGCATCAAACCAGACTTCCGAGGTTGCCGCCCCGATCAGCCATAGTTCGCGGTGCATGACTGCGACCCCGACCATGAGGTCATTGCCGCCCGTCTTGGCCGCGAAGTCCAGGGGATCGAAAGCCGTCCCATTGGTGAACATCGTATAGGTGGCTTCGGCAAGGCTGAAAAAGAATTCGTTGGAAGCGACGATACTGAAGATCAAATAGGTATCGAGGTAATCCACCCGCGAGGCCGGATTCCAGTTTGTGAGGGAAATCTGTCCGAAGGCATTCGTTGCCAGATCAATGACGAAGCCCTTCTGTGTCCCATCCACGATCACACAGCACAGCGAATTATCTTTGATAGAGACAAAGCCGGTATAGCTATTGATGTGGCCTAAGAGATTCCAACCATAGGACTGCGTAACCAGATAAACCCTGTTGGATACGACAACGAATAGAGAGCCATTCGAAGCGGTGTAGGTGGCACGCACGGGACCAACGACAGGGCATGTGGTCAGAAGATTAAGGCCGGGGGTCGGATAATGGATATAGGGATAAGGCGAATCCGGGGGGCATTTTTCGGTATAGAGATTGACGCATTGCTGTGCGTCCGCGATCAGCGAGCGGGACTGATAGGCGCCTTCAACGAGTGCGATCTGCGTCATGACTTCAGGATTGCCTCACGCGCAGCCGCGAACATGCCGCCACCGTTGACTGTCACTTGCATGTCGAAATATTCCGCGAGCTGGAAGAATTGTTCCGCACCTTGCGCCTCCGCGGCCCAAGTTCTGGTCGTCTCGAATGTCTTGCCGCCAATCACGTCATCGCCTTCGATCGTGCCGCCATAGTTGATATTGAGGCGTTGGATGGATGACCAGTCGGCATCGTTGTCCACATGATGCTTGCCATCCATGAAACAGCCATCCCAGCCCCAATAGTCGAAATCGGAATAGCCAAGCCGGTACATGAGCCACGAGGCGCAAATGGTGATGGAGGAGGCCACGGATATTCTGGCTTTGCCTTCTATGGGCTGATCCTTGAGATGCCAGATCAGAACGTCCCGGTCTTTCAGCTTCTCAAATACCTTGGGGTGGCATTTCGAGCCGACCAGATAGGTTGTTCCGAAGGGTGGATAGTCGGGCAGGAAATCCGCCACAACCTCTTGGGAGTCGCAGCACGCCCAATAGCGCGGCCATAGACCTGTCTTGAGAAACAGACTAAGGGCGCCATTCACGGCCAGGATGGGTGTCTTTATCGAACGCAAATCAACCTGTTGGGCACTCGGCCCGCTGGCGATGACAGTCAATTTCCGCCTGTCAAGCGCCTCGGGATAACCACGCTTGAGATTTGCCGCGATCTGGGCTTGGCAAACCTCATCGGAGTTGGGAACGATATACTCAAAGCCCTTGATGATAGTCCCAGCCGGGATTTCTTCATCAATGGCTATCTTGGGTAAATCAATTCCCACGCTGCACGACCCATTTCGTCGCGCTCACTGCGATATAGCAGTTGGATTTGTTGATCGCCAAGGTTGTGTCGGCCACATTGGTATTGGCCGCGCCGATCCTGTTATTGGTGGCCGGATAGACCTTCACACCGAAGGAGCCAGCCGCGCATACTGTCACTTCCAACCCCGTGGCAGCGGTCGGAAGCTTGACGCCATGGGTTGAAACGGTGGTGGCCACATTGACAATCGCAAGCGAGGAAGTGATAGCCGTTGCATTGCCCTGAGTGGCACCGGCAGCGGTCAGGAATTGGGGAATGCCCTTATAGGTGCCACCAACCGTCATGCCGGTGAAGGTGCCGGCCTGAGGGGTACCATTACCAGTCATGTTATTGACCGGGGTGATAATCGAATTGACCAGGCTGCCATCCAAAAGACGGAAGCCGGGGATTTGTGAAGGAATGGCGGCCATTGTTATCTCCAGGGTCGCAAGGATTGGGCTCGACGGTGCAGACCCGCAAACACCGTCAAGTCATTCAGTAAATGTAGTCACCGAAAATATTGTACTTCCGCCCCTGATTGAGGCCCGCAGGCATACGCAGGCGGGGAACGGCGGCATTCATGTTTCGGATGGTGTCGAGGCTATCCTCGGCCAATCCAATCAGCTGCGGATCGGCGGGAAGCTGATACATGACACGAACGCGGGCCGCTAAGTTGTAGCGAAGCGCCCCGTAATACTGGCTGGGAAGATTGATCGGGTCTGCGAGATTGGCGAACTGAGTGAGTTGCGCCTTGGCCAGAACATGCAATTCATATTGTGTCTGCGGAATTACCGGCCAGGGATAAATCGTTCCCAGCGGATAGGTTGGGTCATAGAAGATATATTGCGGGATCGTGAGTAACTGCTTGAGCCCGATGCGGGAATAATCTTCGCGGCTGGCCAAGAGACTTAGCGGATAGTCAATCTGATTAGGGCTGGAGGCCGTAACGATTTGGCGGAAGAAATTGCCATCTTCCAGCCTGTCCGGCCTCTGCATAATGCCGGTATCAATGTTTCCGCCCGGCCCTATGGTGTAGGAAATCGCGCCCGTGGAGACGATGGAATATTCCTGAAGGTGGTAGATGAGCCAGCGCTTGGAGGCCCATTCCCCAAGCATGATGTTCAGAGTATCAAAACAGTCATTGGTATCCTCGGCGTTGGCTGTTTGGCCAACACCTAAGACGCCAGTGTCCTTCAAGACGAGCCTGACAATATCGCCCGGCGTAGTGACGGTCATGGATTCACCGTGAAGGTGCTGAGATTGGAAATCAGGTGTTGGGGCGTCGCATCGGTATAGAGAACCCGCGCCTGCCAAACCCCCGTCTGGTTCAAATCACCGTTCAGGAAAACATATTGGGCATACTGATTGGCGAGGAACGTGCCCAGCGCCGTCACCAGATTGGTATTGGGCGCGGTCGCCGTCTTGGTGACGATCGTCCCGTCCGGCTTGATAAATTCAATTTGAAGGACCGTGAAGGAACTGAGATTGAATGCGGTGTTGAACACGCACGCAACGCCATATGTGCCTTCATTGACGGTAATGGTGGTCAAGGGAAAGCCCCTTCCATTGCGACTGGATTGTTGTTCATGGCTCCCGATACCGGGATGCCTTTGTTATTCAGGATGACGGCGAGCGGAACCTGCGAGGTCATCGCGGCTGTCATCGGGACCGGTGCGTTCGTCATCGCCCCGGACACTGGAATGGGTTTGTTATTCATGATCGTGATGAGCGGAACCGAAAGGATGGTGGATTCCGCAAAGAACGCCGCCGCCTTGGCTGTGATGGTGGCGGGTGATAGAACAACAGATGGTGACAACCCGAATGACCCAGCCGCTGCCGTAATTGCAGCTCCCGTAAGAGGGATATTCTGGGTCAGATGTACCGAGAACGGTTCTGCAAGTGCGGTAATTGCCGCAGCGGTCAGGGGTATGTTCTGGACCGGTAAGCTGATCGTAAAATTCGCCGCTGCCGCCGTGATTGCGCCGGCAGCAAGCGGAACGCTGACTTGCGGGGTGAACGCCGCGTCTGCTGCCGTAATGGCCGCGGCGACGAGATTGACATTGGTCCCTGTGCTGGGAAGAAAAGATGCTATCGCAGCATCTATGAATGACGCGCCGCCGCTATTCGTCCAGGTGGGGTTAATAGCCGCCGCAGTTCCCTGGACGAAATCTGCCATCGCCCCGGTATAGTTTACGCTTCCAACAAGCGCCTTTTGATCGGAGATGCTGAAAGAACTATCAATCGACATAGTTCCCGCGATGCTTCCATTCATCGCGGTTATGACCAGACAGTTATTCTGGCTTGGCGTAATAGAACCCGGCTGGATGGTCGCAGATGAACCGCTACCATTGCTAGTTTGCTGGTCTAGCGGGCCACTTGATTTCGCCCCCGACCATGCCTGCGCCGCGAGAAAGGCGAAGATATTGGTGGCGCTTGCGGTGAAAGTATGGGATGCACTGGTTGATGGGGCGCTACAATAGTAAAGGATGCATTTCCCGGTCCCAGCAGAGACTAGCGCAATTTGAGTCCAGGTATTGCTTTGGCTGTCACTAATTGCCGGGGTAACGCTGGACGCACAGCTTAGGCCAAGAACAATC